ATGTCATTTGGATACGAAGCAACAGCACAAAACAGCATTGAAATAGATGCTGGCAGCGGCTGGCCAGCACTAAGCACTGGCGAGTTTCGTGATCATCGCCGCATACCTGAGTTTTACGAAGAAACCGTAATAGCCGACTCATTAAACCGCAGCGCATTAGAAGTGCAGCAGCAGCTACTTAAATACATTATGAAAGAGAACACGGATGTTTCTTTCACCCTAACTAACGGCGTGCCTAACTTTAACGATAAACAACAAAGTGTTTACCGTGGCGCCGTGTATGCCCGTTCGCATGCCGATTTAATGGGGTACTTTTCAGCGGTTGACCAAAAAGAGTCAGGCAACAACAAAGCCGATAGCGTTGATCAGCAAGATGCCATATTAGCGCAGTCTAACCGCAGCATTCGTTTATTGCTTGGCCTTGGTCGCGCCGGAGTGCACACGCTATGAGCCAAACCATTACCCAATTACAGCAACTAACCGACTTTTTAAACACCAGTTTAAAAGGGGCTATTCACACCAACAACATAGATGCCTGGCAAGAGCGTGGCACTTTAATAATAAGCGGTGAAGACAAAGGCCAAGACGGCTACCTAGTTGCTAAGTGGAAACACACCGGCGTAATTGCCATTGAAAAATTTCCGCATCGCAAAATTAACCCGTACAACTTGCTTGCCCTTATTGCTGCATTTTTAACAGACAGCAACTGGCCGCGCGACGACTACGCCCTAGACGACCCAGAAATAGACATAGACGTAGTAAGCAAAGACAACGCCACCGTACTGATAGACGTGCAATTACTTGACGACATAGAGCTAATACCCGCCGACAACGGCCCAATTTTATTTAATGGCGCCCGTTATTACGTATCGCTTGCGCCAATTAGTGTTGCCGAAGACGTAGACGTAAATATTAAGGGGCAATCATGAGTTTAGTGATCACCCCCAATAGCAAACAAGCATTAAGCGCTAAGCAGCAATTGCAACTATTGGCGTTACCGCCGGCTAAACGCATTAGGCTATTTAAAAAATTAGGCCGCTTTGAGCGAAAGCTTGCGCGCCAACGCATACGCACACAAACCACGGTAAACGGTAAAAAGTTTGCAGGGCGCAGCGACGGTAAAAAAACCAAAATGCTTAAACGTATGGGTAAAACATTAGAACCCTATGTAAAAGCCAGTAAGCGCTTAGAGCTTAAACATAAATCACCTTTGGTGGGCAAGGTTGCAGCTCTACACCAAGAGGGTGGCACAGAGCGAATGACTGCCAGCCGCATGGTGCGTATTCATGGCAAACCAGATTACAAAGCGCCGTGTACCCGAAGCCAAGCAAAGGCGTTAGCCGCTGAGGGTTACAAAGTACGCAGGGCAAAAGGCAAAGGCTACCGCCGCGCCACTATTAAAGAAATTGCAGGCAGCTTAACCCATGGCAAAGCCACATTAGTGTTAAGTGAGTTACGCGGCCAAAAAAGCCGTAAAAGCTGGCAAATACCGGTAAAAGCGCGACCGTTTTTAGGCGATACAACCACCAACGTACAGCGCGAACTGGCAACAATATTAAACCAACTCAATAAACGAGGATAAACACATGTCACTAGGTAAAGTGCAAGTTAACAATTTGAATTTAGGGCAAGGTGACATCCAAGGTGTTGAACGACACTTCTTGTTTGTTGGCCGTGCCGGTGCAGTCGATGAAGAAAGCCAATTATTTAGCATTGGCGCCAAAACCGACTTAGAAAAAACCTTTGCAGATAGCCCACTGCGCGATCAGCTTATTGCTGCGCAATTAAACGCAGGCCAAAACTGGACAGCAGCGGTTTACCCAATGGCCGAACTTGAAACCATTGTTGATGCCATTGACCGCGCCAACGAAGTACAAAGCTTTGAAATGGTGGTGGTATGTAATGAGCAAATAGCAGGCGCAGAGCTAACCGCTATTCATGATCAATTAGAATCATTAAAAGCCAAACTTGGCCGCTTTGTATCGGCATTGGTTGCCGTGCCTGGTATTGATGCAGCTACGCAAACATGGCCAGCGTATGAAGCCGCAACCATTGCATTGCAAGCCGATATTGCGGCGCACTTAGTGGTGCCCGTACCGCAATTACACGGTAATAACATAGGCGTATTAGCAGGGCGATTATGTGACCGCAGCGTAAGCATTGCCGACAGCCCCATGCGCGTAGCCACTGGCAGTGTGTTAGGCCTAGGCGCGGCACCGGTTGACAGCGAAAACGAGCCGCTATCTCTTGCCACATTAGAAACCCTAGCAAATAAACGCATGAGCGTACCGCAGTGGTACAGCGATTTTGAGGGCATTTACTGGAGCGATGCCCAAACGCTAGACGCTGCAGGCGGTGACTACCAATACCTTGAGCATTTACGCCCAGTGCATAAAGCCAGCCGAGAAGTGCGCGTGTTAGCTATTCGCCGTGTTGCAAACCGTGCGCTTAATTCAACGCCAAACAGCATTGAACTAAACAAGTCGTATTTTATGAAGCCACTGCGCGCTATGAGCAAAAGCACCACCATTTTAGGCACGCAGTTTCCGGGTGATATTAAGCCGCCAGTAGAGGGCGATGTAAATATTGTATGGACCACAAACAAAGCGGTGGTTATTTACTTGGTAGTTCGCCCTTACAACTCACCAAAAGAAATTACCGTAAATATCATGCTTGATTTAAGCAGCAACTAGGAGCACTAACCATGCGTTTATCTGGAATGAATTTTAACGTGAACTTGGGTGACATTATGGTCCAAGTTGACACAGCATCACTGGCTATTACCGACAATAGCGCCGTGAGCCAAACAAGTGGCGTGCCTGATGGTTTTGTTGATGGAGATGTAGCGGCCAGCGGTGAGCTATCGGTTAACGCCAGTAACTTTGCGCTTATATCAGATGCAGCAAAAAATGCAGGCGCTTGGCGCGCAATGGAACCGTTCGACATTATGTTTTATGCAAAAACCAGCAAAGACGAGCTAAAAGTAGAAGCCTTTGGTTGCCGCATTAAGTTAAGCGATATTTTAGACATAGACAAAAAAGGTGGCCAAGCCAGCCTGTTTAAAATTCCGTTTGATGTAACCGACCCCGACTTTGTAAAAATCAACGGTGTGCCGTACTTACGCGCCGAAGAAATTGAAAACATAGTGCAATAGGGCAGTTAGTAAATGGATGATCTAGACCACCTAGTAATTGCACAGGAACGCGCTGAAAAACGATTTACCGATCAGCGCTTAAACGGACTTAACAACAGCCGCGTGATCAGTGCAACGGATTGCATTGATTGCGGCGACTCAATACCAAAAGCGCGGCAAAAAGCCATAAAAGGTGTGCAGCGCTGTGTACCGTGCCAATCGTTAAGCGAGTAGCAAAATGACCAATATTAAAGTGAATTACAATTTTATTTCAGAGCTAGAAGGCGGCGCACAATTGGTGGGCTATGTGCCAGATGCCGCCAATTCTAAATCTGGAGTAACCATTGCCACTGGCTTTGATATTGGCCAATGCGACGAAGTCGCATTGAAATACTTATTGCCCGAATCTATTGCTAATAAATTAAAGCGTTTTTGCTTATTAAAAGGCGAGCAAGCATTAAAAGCATGTAAGCAAAACCCGCTTAACATTAACGAAAATGAAGCAACCATTATTGATTTATGCGTTAAGCAGCAATCAACCGATTACCTAGTTGCTGCTTACAACAAGCATTCAGCCATTAAGTTTGAGCAACTGCCAGAACCTATGCAAACCGTTATTGCGTCGGTGGCATTTCAATATGGCAATTTAGCCAAACGTTGCCCTAACTTTTGGCGCACGGCCATAACCCAAAACACGCAAGCCATGATTGACGAACTGGTTAACTTTGGCGACCGATATACAACGCGCCGCTGGCGTGAAGCAAGCTATTTAAAACAGGCAGAGCACTAATTATGGAATGGAAAAAAATTGCAAACACAGTAGGCGGTATTGCTGGCGCAGTAGCTCCATTATTAACAGGCCCTGTAGGTTTAGCGGTAAGTATTGGTAGCCAAATTGCGGGCGCATTAGGCACAGAAAACACACCAGAAGCGGTGGCTGCTGAGTTAAAAAATAACCCTGATGCAGCGCTTAAGTTGCAACAGTGGGCACACGAAGAGCGTGAGCAAATACGCCAGGCTAATATTGAGCTGCAAAAAATTGCACTTGAAGAATACAAAGCGGATTTAAACGACCGCCAAAATGCACGAACTAACAATAAAGATCATTGGATGCCGTCAACGCTCACCATCTTACTGTTTGTTTTGTTCTCTGCGGTATTAGGTGCTTTGTTTTACGGCCCCGACATTGAGCGAAACCGTGACCTAATAGTGTATTTGGTTGGCAACTTGTTCGTGCTGCTAGCTAACGCCGCTGCATTTTGGTTAAGCGCTACTAAAAGCTCGAACGATAAAGACAAATTAATGAACCTAATGCAAAAAACGGCAGGGCAAGGAGTAGCAAAATGACCCAAGTAGCAACGTGGCTCATGGTTGCCATTGCATTTATTAGCTTAGTGCTAACCATATTAGTGCCGCTGTTAGTGAGCTTGTTTAATGCCCACAAAGCCACGGCCAAAGAGCTAAGCGACCATAAAACGCATGTGGCCGAAACCTACGCCACTAAAACAGATTTTGACAAATTAACCGATCGTATGGAAAGCCGTATGCGAGATGGATTTGAAACGTTACAAAAATTATTAACTACTCATTCTAAGGAATAACCCATGAAACAAGCAATTATATTAACCATCGCCGCTACTGATTTTACTTTTAACATGACAGTGCAAGATCACAGCGACTTTGTAGACTCAGTAGCGCGTGGCGGCTCTATGACTGCAGCGTCACACAACATGGTAATGCGCACCATTGACGAAAAACAAAAGCCAGCGCTTAAAAAAGTGCTTGAAGCGTCGCCAGGTTCTGAGCTGCAAATTGCATCAACGCTAAAATCTGAGTTTTCACCCGTGTTGGAAATTGCCGTAAAAAAATAAGCGGGCTGATTGATTCGATTGATTCTAATCAGCTTGAACAGCTATTTATTTTACGCCGTCATTTATTACCGCATGAAAATGACGACGAGCAAAGCTTAGCCCGCGCTGGTTGGTTGTATAAAAACCAGCGCGAAAACCTAGAAAACGTAATAACCAATGCCGTGTGCAAAGCCTTTGGGGGCAAGTAAATGAGTTTACCGCAACCGCTAATGTTTACCGTTGGCATGATTGACCAAATTACCAAGCCTATTGCCAAAATAAGCAAAGGGTTAAATGGGTTAACCAACGACTACCAAGCAGGCACCATGAAAATGGCGTCGGGCGTTGCGGGCATTGCGGCAAGCGGTTATGCACTACAAAACGCACTCATGCCAGCCATAGAAATGGACCGCGCATTGGGCGAGGTTAAATCGTTAGGTGTGCGCGAATCGGCACTAAAACAACTGACTGATACTTCATACGACTTTGCCCTTAAGTACGGCAAATCGTCTACCGAATTTGTTAAATCGAGCTACGACATACAAAGCGCCATTGCAGGCCTTAACGATGCTGACTTATCAGCGTTTACGCTATCGAGCAACGTATTAGCTGCGGCTACTAAGTCAGACGCAGGCACTATTACCAATTACATGGGTACCATGTACGGTATTTTTAAAAACCAAGCCAATGCCATGGGCAAAGGCGAATGGGTACAGCAATTAACAGGCATGACAGCCACTGCAGTACAAGCGTTTAAAACCACCGGTACTGAAATGTCGAGTGCGTTTACATCTATTGGCGCAGAGGCAACAAGCGCCGGTATTGGTATGAACGAGCAAATGGCTATTCTTGGCACATTGCAAGCGACTATGTCGGGTAGTGAAGCAGGCACAAAATATAAGTCGTTTTTAGCGGGCGTAGGTAAAGCACAAGATGCACTTAATTTAAGTTTTACTGACAGCCAAGGCGCTATGCTGCCAATGGTTGATATTTTAAACCAGATAAAAGGCAAATACGGCGAAACCATAGACGTAGCCGAGGGCGACGAACTTAAAAAAGCATTTGGTTCAGCTGAGGCCGTAGGCACAATAAAATTACTTATGAGTGACATTGACGGCCTAGGAAAATCAATAAATGACCTAGGTGATGTTACCGGCATGCAACAAGCCGAAAAAATGGCCATGGACATGACAGACCAAAGCGAGCGATTAAGCCAAAGTTGGTATGTAATTCGTGCTGCGTGGGGCTCGGTGATATTGCCTGTTTTTAATGACTTTGTAGGCATGATTGCTGATATGGGCACAGGCTTAGTGGGCTTTACTAACGAGTTCCCAACGCTTACTAAGTACATAGGATATGGCGCAGTTGCGTTACTTGGCCTAGTAGCAGCGGGCGGTTTGTTTACGTTAATAATGGGCGCGGGCAAAATGGCCATGGTTGCATGGGGCGTGGGTGCAATGGCATGGGCGGGCATAAATGCCGCGCTTACATCGGGTTTAAGTGCATTAAGAGCCGTAATGTTTGCAGTAAACCTTGTTATGTATGCAAACCCAATTGGGTTAATTGTTGCGGGTATTACTTTGGCAATAGCGGCCATTGGCGCACTTGTTTATTACTGGGACGACCTAAAAGCCACCATGAGCGAATGGGGATGGATTAAAGCTATTGGTGGTATTTTTAGTAGTGTATGGGGCGGCATTAAAAGCATATTTAACGACACCATGGATTGGATAATAGATAAATTAAACCTGATCCCCGGTGTTGATATTGAAATAACGCCAGAAATTTCGCCGATTGACAAAACAGTGCCAGAAAACGTAAAAACGCCAGCACCATTAATGCAGTACGAACAGCAAGCAGTACCGAATAACGTAGTGCCATTTGCTCAGCCAGCCGTACCAGAAAACGTAAAAACACCAGCGCCATTAACGCCGTACGAGCAGACAGCGCCAAATAACGTAGTGCCATTTGCACAGCCAGCCTTGCCTGAAAACGTTAAAACGCCTGCGCCATTAATGCCGTACGAGCAAACAGCGCCAAATAACGTAGTGCCATTTGCTCAGCCAGCCGTACCAGAAAACGTAAAAACACCAGCTCCATTAATGCCGTACGAGCAGCAAGCTACGCCAAATAATGTAGTGCCATTTGTACAGCCAATTGTGCCTGAGAATGTTAAAAGTGAGCAAAGCGAAAAACAGAATACAAATTCAATACCAAGCATTGCAGCCATTGAGCCAATTAAAAGCCGTGCAGAAAAAGGCGGTATTACACAAAAAATAAGTAACGCAAACCAACAGAAATCAACGCACATTGCAAGCGTGACTATTAACCCAGCAAAAGGCGATACCAATTATATGAACTTTGTTGAGATGCACTCATGAGTATTTATCGCGATTTACAGATTAAAAATGGCGACGTGGTGTTAGATGCCGGTAATAACCCAACGTATTTAACCGATCGTGACGTAATAGCCCAAGACATAGTACACGCAATTTTAGACACCGGCCTTGCAAATTTACTGGTAAGCGATAGAGAAACTGGCGCAACTAGCGACACCCAAACACAAATACAACTGCTAGTTGAGGATGATTTACGCATTATGCCAGGCACAGTAAGAGTTGAGCAAAACAATATAAATAAGGGTCAGTGGTGGGTACATGCTAAAACTATCGAGTTTGGCGCTATTTCATCACTGATCATAGAGGCACAATAATGGCAAATGAAACACCAGTAATTGACTTTAAGCGCATTGTTGAAAGCGCAGGCATACCCACAACCGAAGAGGGGTGGATTGCCCTGTTTAAAAAAGATGTTGACGCAGCAGGCAGCATAATAGCCAACGACTCGTCTTACTCACCGTTTTGGCGCTTAGTGTCGTTGCTTATAGCGAGGCCCGCTACCTATATAGTAAATAAATTACTCATAGATAAAATATTGCCCAACATGTTTTTGCAAACCGCAACCGACGACGAGTTTATAGAAACCAAGGCGTGGGAGCATGACCTAACGCGCAAGAAAAACCAATATGCAAAAGGCAATATTACATTTTACAGAGCCGCCAGCCTAGGCCCTAGTTTATTAATACCCGCTGGTACAGTAGTCCAAACCGACGAAATTAACGGTACAACTTATCGCGTAAAAACAACTACAGAAATTATTATGCAAGAGAACGAACTAAGTGTTTTAGCCCCTGTAATTGCAGAAAATGCAGGTGAAGACTACAACCTAGGTGCAGGGTATTTTCATATTTTGCCCGAAAGCGTAACAGGCATTGGCCGCGTTAATAACGATGCCGACTGGTTAACAGAGCTAGGTGCAGATGCCGAAACAAACGAAGAGCTAAAAAGCCGTACCCGCAACGCATTTACCGCCGCCGCGCCGTGGCATATTGATGCAGTGTACACTGCAATATTAACCGAAAAATCGGGCTTAAATACCAACAATATATTTTACGAGCACAGCGCACCGCGAGGCCCGGGCACAGCAAACGCTTATATTTTATTAGATGCCGGCGAGCCATCAGCCCAATTAATTGCAGACTTAAACGAGCACGTGAACGCCAAGGGATACCACGGCCACGGTGATGACCTGCAAATATTTGCACTGCCAGGTACTGACCATGCAATTAGCGTAACGGTTTACCCTAAAAACAACTTACTTACAGAAGAAGTAAGCGCGCTGATTGAAAATGTTGAAAACTTTATACGCAGCGCATTTAGAGAAAACAACAACTATGCAGCCACAAAAACAGCACCCAATAGCCGCTTTAGCTTTAGCCGGTTAAGCCAAGAACTACACCGAGAGTTTAGCGGGTTAGACTCATTAAACTGGGGTCAAAATGATATAACCAGTGCTAATAATGTGCCTAGGCTAACAAGCGTTACAGTCACTAATGGGAATGCCTAACCATGATTAATATTGATTGGAATGCATTTATTAAGTTGCCTTACTGGCTTGCAAAACCGCTTAGCGAGCTAGATAAATTTAGGGTTGGTTGCATAGCTTTTTGGCAACGGCTTAATGAAATACTCGCATGGCCTGGCGCGCAACTTGACCCAATGACAGCAGAGCTGGCTTTAGTGCATTTATTAGCATGGGAGCGCGATATAGAGCAAATTCCACAAGAAACCGAGCAGCTATACAGGATTCGTGTTAAGTACGCGCTTAAATTTGCTAAAGGCGCAGGCAGCATAGATGGATGGCACTTTATGTTTAAAAAGCTGGGTGTGCAGTGGATAAATATAGGAGAGCGGTTAAGTCAGACTGATTGGGACATTATAGACTTACAGCTATTAGATAGCGATTTAGCGAGTCGCCAGGCTCTTATTGATTATATTTGCAGAAAATATGGAAGGACAACTAGACGATATCAACTCTCAACGATGGCAAGAATGGCTTTGAATCAATCTTGCACTACTTTCGACTATGAACAGAATTTAAATTTAGCGGTAGAAAATACTAGTTTGTTGACAGCTAAAAAGTTAATAGCGATGGACAACCAATCAAGCTATCAGATCGCAAAAACTGAACAGGGGAATTTATGATATGGCACAAGTAATCACGTTAGCAGGCGAGCGACTGTTTGCACTAAAGGCGCAAAATAATGAGCAATTAGATATTGATACTTTTATTTTTGCGAATGTGGAAGGGCAAGACCCCAATATTGCAATAGATCGTAACGAATCATTACCATCTCTAGAGCAGCAGGTACATCAGCAGATAGTGCAACAGGTAGGTCGTGTAAATGACAATGTAGTTATTTATTCTACTGTGTTAGATAGTTTAACAGGCCCATTTGAATTTAATTGGGTAGGTTTATATTCATCAGTTAATGACACGCTAGTAGCTATTAGTCATATCGCAACAGTGCAAAAAACAGCAACTCTAGCGGGGGAGGCTGGCAATACGCTTAACCGTAATTTTGGCATTGAATATAGCGGTATTGCAGAGCTCACAAATATCAATGTATCACCTGAAACATGGCAGTTAGATTATACCGCTAGGCTTAATGGAATGGATGACCTAACACGAAAGCTGGCAATGGATATAAATGGTAATAGCTGGTTTATAAAGGATGGATTTAAAGTTGTACCTCGTGCCACAGTAAACACTTTCAAGGTAACTTCAGGTAGTGGTTATGTATCAGGAATACGTATAGAACTTCCGACAGATCACAACCTTATATTAGAAAAGTATCCACAGTTTGTTTATGTAGACGCATGGCTTGGCGCTACAAGTGCAAGTAAATGGAAGGGGCAGCTAGACTTTACTGTAACAGATGATGAGTTAACAGATTATATTGATAGTTCTGGGACACAACATTTTGTTAAAAAAATAGCAGTTATAAACAATGACAAAACGGTTGATGATTTAAGGGAAATAAGCGATTTAGATAAAATTAAAGAGCTTATCAATCAAAGAATGGGACTTGAAAATATTGGAATAATCAGTACATCGAACATCATTAATAATGATCCTGAGTTCATTTTACCAATAACTCCAGAACTTGGCTCTAATATTACGCTCACAGGTCATGGTACAGAAAATATTACAATAACAGGATTTGGTGATAGTTGCTCTGTTGGCTATGAATTTACGTTAGTAATACCTCGAACAATCTCTAATACAGGAGGGGTAAGTAATAGCTTAGGTAATTACGTCCAGTTTAATCATTCTAATTCGGGGTCAGGTATCGATATGAGTATAAATGCAAGACAGATTGGAGCTAGCACGCTTTATACATACCAAGCTTTTCCCAATGCAAATGATGTATTCGGGAACATGGCGTCTATGCATGAAAGTTTGAGATTTGTTCATCTGGGGAATGGGCGTTGGAAACTAAAATCGATGCCAGAAGAGTTGAGAAGTGAAAACGCGAACGGAGAATTTACAAGAGCTGCAAATGGATCGCAAGCTTTGAGCATGTCTATCGTGGATGTTAATGTTGATATAACAACCGTTACAGGAAACGTAAACAGAACAGAACCAATATCGAAACAGTTCCCAGTTGCTTTTGATAAATCACCAGTCGCATCTGTATTTGGTAATGCTAATAGTAATCAGCATGTATGGTTTACAAGAAATTCGGCTCCTTCTAATAACAGTATTAGCTATAACGTAATATCTACTAACGCGATTATCGCAAATGTAAGATCTGACATAAACGCTAACGGTCGCTGGAAACCTAATATTTAAGGAAAACAAAAATGCCAAAAATTAAAGCATATACAACATCAGTAGGTGACTCCAATAGTTATATATTATTAGAAGCGGACGACGTGGTGGCTTACGGATACACTAAAGAAGTGCCTCCATTACCGACGAAGGGAAGACGTGTTGTGTGGGATGAAAAAATGAAAGGCTGGAAGCAAGTTGAAGTTTCAGTTTTAGAAACAGTAGAATAAACTATCTATGCTGACTCTTAATTCATTAACATTAAATCTTAAATCACTTCGCATTACGGCAAGCCAAGAGCTTGCCAGCGAAGACGCTAGCGGCCAATCATCAAGTACTGATCAGGCTGAAACAGGTATTAAGGCTAAAACGTTGGCTGTGAGTGGTTTTTTACCATTTACTATGGCCGATAACTTGACTGATTTGTTTAATTTAGCCGAAGCGACTGAGGGCGGAGCGCGTGTTATTTATCGTATAAGTAATCGCACTGCAAATACGCTGGGGGTTAAACAAGTGCGCTTTAGCAGTAAAATTGAAGCGGTAGAGCAAGAAACTACTCGACAATGGGCGGTGAGTTTTACGCTTAGTGAGTGCAGGTCGGTGCCTGAAAAAGTAGAGGAACGTGCTCCCCAAGCACAAGCTAATCAGCAAGGCGGTGAAAGCGAAGTGCAATACGCTAATTTACAACAGCACCTTCAAGACAACTTTGAAAAACTGAGAACTGCATAATGGCCACCGCTAATGCTCGTTTTATTGCTCGCGCTCATATCAATAATGAAAAAGTTGATATGAAAGATCACTGGGTAGTGCTGCAGGCATCAACGCCAGGCAATTGCCAAATAACCGTTAACCAAAGTGTGGCTAAGTTAGCGCCGGTTGCGGTTGATTTAGGTTGGGGCGATATGGTTGACCGCGTATTTAACGGCTATGTTGAGCGTGTGCTACCTGCAGTTAATGGCTGGTATACGCTTTTTTGCCGCGAGTGGTCGGCATCACTCGCTTACAATTTAACGGTGATGCTGCGCCATCCAACTATGCGCCAAGTGCTTGGAGAAATCACAGCACAAACGGGCGTTGAGTTTGTAATACCCAATAAAGCCTATGCTGATACGGCCATACCGTGTTTTTACTCTGATAGTTCAGGCTATGCCATGTTGAACAACATAGGCCGCGCGTTCCGCATTGCTGATTTTGTATGGTATCAACAAGGCAACGGCAAGGTATTTGTTGGCAGCTATGCTGATTCGTTTTGGTTTGATAAACCAGTAACAATAGCAAAAGAACTCATGACCGATCATCAAGCAGGAAAAACCGCAAAAATGCCAGCAGCCCCAATGATACGCCCAAACGTAACAGCCAATGACGAACGTATAACCGCCGTTGAGTTTCAAGGCACAAACATGCAAATAAGTTGGTAACAATGGAAAAAGCGATATTAAGAATTGTGCGTCGGTTGTTTCCAGAACTAACCGGCCAATTACATTTACCGCGATGGGGTAGAGTAGTTGCTTTGCCAGAACTCCCCGCCACCGATGGAGAACGTGGCAGCGATGCGTTTTACCCACGCTATGCGGTAAACGTTCAACTCATTGACGAAAACGGCACCGACACCAAATCAAAACCACTTCAAGCCGTGCCACTTCCATTACCAGGTGCAGGCGATAAAGCAGGGCGACTAGAACCGCCGGCTATTAATTCAATTGTAGAAATTGGCTTTGCCTATGGCCGAGCCGATAAACCATTCATTAGAACAGTACTACCCTTTGGTTGGGACTTACCTGCAATCAAAGAAGGTGAAACCCGTACTCAAGTACGCGAAGGTGTTTATCAGCATATTGATGATCAAGGGAACTTTGAAAACAAAACAGATGAATCATTAAAAGAAATCATTGGCAAATTAGCCGACCTACAATGTGAAACCCGCAAAGTAATTGCTAGCAAAGAGCAAGAGTATAAGAGCCCTAAAACATGGGTAGGCAGTGATGACGAGAATGTACTTAAATTACTTTCAGAGCTAATGGCAACAGTAAAAGATATAGCAACAGAATGCGCAACCCATAAGCACACAACCACAATGCCCCCGCCGATAACTGCAGCAGTATTCACAAGTAAAGCAGGTGAGGCAAGCGGTCAAAAATCTAGGCTAGACCCAATAACAAAGTAACATACAATCAACTCAAACAAGCCCAGCATCACGCTGGGCTTTTTAGTGCGTGCCACTCGCTGCAGTAAAGTTATCGCCATCTATGTTGGCCAGCGATGTTCTAGCCACGGAAACTAGCCCCACACAGAATGTATGCCACGAAATCCGCACTCTTCCTCACCCTCCTGCGCGCTCTTTACCGTTATTTTTTTACAGTTTTAAAGTGCTTCATTTAAACCGCCAGCCAGCGCCCTATATAAGGTTCTTAGCAGATCAAGGATCTGAAAAGATCGAAACTAATTTCACTGTTTTACAGTTTAACCGCCTGTAATTTATAAGAAATAAAACAAAATAGAATTACTAAACAATAACTTAGATCGTTTGCGTGAGATTTTAAAGATCAAAGGGTTTTTAAAGGTTTATTAAAAGGCATTATAAAACAGCAACTTAAACAAAAACAAAACTGAAATTTAAAAACTTGTTTATTTCAAGAGAAGTGAGTAACTTAGTATGTTAATTCATCATATTTAAAAAGGAATTTTAATGAATCCGCTTGACCCATTTAATATGAGTGCAAACATCCCAACGTCTGAGTTCTTTGCACCGCCTCCAATACCAAAAAATTACAATTTAGCTTCAGAGTTTCATCACAGATTAATTACTTGGATAAATGATTTCCATCGAGATTTAGATGATGAGCATGAGGTTGGTGCGCAGTTAGTTAATTTTGGGCAATCTATTACATTTCATATTGAAGATATAGGATATTGGGACCCATCATTAATTTCATTCATCGGAAAGAATGAGAATGGGGAAACAATAAAACTTGTACAACATGTTTCACAAATAAGTATTTTATTAATAGGATTAAAAAGAACTAATTTAGATCAACCTAAAAGACCAATAGGTTTTGCTAGCTGGGAAGAATACGACACAGAAATAAAAGATTAATTTAAATTAGTCCCTAAACTTGTCATGCAATTTATGCGGGAATAATTGCGTATAAACTTGCCACAAGATATTTAAATTACGGTGGCCTGTAACTTGGGCCACTTCTTCAATTGAATAACCTTTTTCAAACAGCCGGCTAGCACCTTCACGGCGTAAATCGTGATAGCGTAAATCTTCAATGCCCAGCGCATTGCGCACCCGCTGAAAACCTGCAGTAACCGATCTTGAAATATACGGAAATATTAATTCGTCATTTCTAGGCTGCTTCATAGCAATATCAAAAGAGCCCGCTAGCAACGGCACAATCATGTGATTGCCTTCTTTTTTGCGCGGGTCTTTTCTATCACGCACTAAAACAGTTTTGTGATCTTCGTTTAAATCTTCCCAGCGTAGCTTGCACACCTCACCAATACGCATGCAGGTTAAAATACTAAAATCTAAAATATCTAAAAAAGGAATGCGTACTTTGCCGTTTGGCCTATAGTCCATACGTTCCTTTAAACCATCGCGTAATTTATCAAGTTCATTATCGGTAGGGCGTCGGGTTCGCTTTTGGCTTTTGCCCACTAACCCCATTTCAATTAGCACCGGCACCGCATCTTCAAATATTTTATGGTTAGAATCTATATTCCAAACGGGCCCCGCCTTTTTCATAACACTGCGCAAATATGCAATATCATGATAAATAGTGGCAGGCCCCGCACCCGCGCTACGCCTATTTTTACAATGCTCAATTAAATCACTAGTGCGTAACTCGTTTGATAAAACCGCTGCTATATCGCAATCAATCAGCATCTTAATAACAAATTGCTTAGTGCGGCCTGTCGCATTCCATAAATCATGATTTTCAAAATACATGTTCATCAGGGTGCCTAGGGGGACCGCTTGTTTTGTTTCAGTCACCCTCGATTGCTCAATATCGTTAACTTGTTTCTTGCCCCAACTCTCAGCCAACACTCTTTTACTGAATGTTTTACTTTCATTGTGTATAATCTTACCCTTAGATTTCTCGCGTACTACGCACTTATAGCGGTAGTCGCCTGAAGCAAGACGGCGTTTTTCGATATTATATGAAGCCAT